AGGGAACTTAGTACCATTCACTATATCTATAAATTAAAAAAAAGAATAAGTCAAGTATTTTTTTATTTTTTTATTTTCCCCTTTCTTTCTTGTGGGTGTATTTTCTGGGTAGTGGTGAAATAACAGGCTCTGATTCCTCCTTCAAATAATTCAAGTCTGACTTCTACTGCTCCTGAAAACTTCTGTGCTTGTAAGAGAGATAAATTCTGTGCCGCCTTAGATAAGGCATCATCTGTCTCAATCCCCATTTTTTGCATCCTCAAAGCCATGCCCATAGAAATGGATTGCAGCGCTAGTGTAATCAAATTCACGCATTTGCATAACCTGTTCCCAAGTAAATATCTGGGAGGGGTCCTGCCCTGTTGTTAATGCCTTTTTCATGTAGGACCAGTGGGCATCAACCAATTTTTTTATTCGTGTTTTCTGACCATCAACAGTACTCCATTCACAATAATGATCAGAATCCACCTCCTTCAGTCTATTCGGAGGGCACTTCTCACCGTTTGTTTCTCTCATTTGACGGCATAGACTACAATTACAATAAGTTAGCACACTTGCCCGGCACTCATCTGATTGGAATTTGTTTGCATTATCTGCCATTTGTGCATCCTCCTACCACTTTTTCATATAAATTCCGCGCCTTCTTTCCTCTGTCCATCACAGAAATTGCTTTCCAGTCACTATACCCGTAGTATTTCAATGCCTGCGACATCTGGAAATTCTCTTCTGACATATCTTTAATAACAGCTCTGAGAGAAGATAGAATCAACTGTAAATCATCTGGGGCAACATCATTTGTAAGACTTAAGTCCCTCTGAACATTATTTACCATTTTCTTGATTACTCCTTTTCTGGTTTCCATTTCTTGATTTTGATAAATCCCGGCATTCTGGACAGAAGTGCTTGTATCCATGCTGGACACAGTCTTCCGGGTTGCGGCAGGCCGGGGTCCTTAGTTTGATACAGTCATTGCAGGTGTGTTTCATTTGTTAGTGGTTCCTCAGTTGGTTACTTAATTCTTCTTCCGCTTCAATAATATCAATCTGATATGAGGTAGAAAGTCCTGAAAACACTTTGGCGTCTTCTGCCTCGCGTACAATTTTCATGAAATATTCCAGCCCTTTATTTCGAAAATATCGAGTTTCTTTTACCCTGGATAACCGTCTGCTTAATTCTGCGAATATCATTTCTACTCCTTTGCATCTTTGATTGATTTGAGGCTATCATATAGATGTGTATTTTTATACGTAGACGCGTCTACTATTACTGCCCCTCTATTCAACAATACTGTATAATTTATGCGGCCTTGTTTAACCACAATGGCGTCATACCCCTCTGATAAAGCGTACTTCCCTTGATCATGCCAATATAATCGTTCAAGTTGTTCCTTTTTCTTTTGGTATGCTGCTCTTGTATCTCTATAGGCTTTCTCAGCGAGTTCCTCGGTCATTTCGCCTGCGTCTACTTTACGCAAATATGTGGATATAGGTGGAGGAACATTCGCAAGCTCCCAAGCATTTTTTTCATTTAATAAGCGTGTATTCAAGTCGTCAAAGTCAATTACCTTCGCATCGGCTTTTAAGAGCATTCGAATTGTATCATCCCCATATCCTCTGGTAGTATCTATGCACTGGAGAGCTCGATCTATGGACCTGACTTTATCGGTAGACGCAGTATATGAGCCATTACCATAAATCCCTCTACCCGCAAAAAAATCCCCATCTATAAATTGTTGGGCTAAATTAATTTCGGTACGCGTTTTCCAGTCTACATCACCACGGACCCCTCTATACAAAATAGACTTTGAATCTGGTATTAATTTATCAAATGTAGCAGCATCAACTTTAGTTGGAAGAATATCCGCCCCGGATATTCTATTCATGCCTGCCATTAAAGGATCGTCGACACCATCACTTGAAGCCGCTAATATTTCTTTGAAAGTCGCATCAGTAATACTGCTTTTATTAATCTTTGAAGTATCAAGCGGGTTGGTTTTGTAATCGGCGTACACCATACCTCTCAAATGCATTCCTTCATCGAGCTCTTTCAACAACCACAATTTCCCAGTTGTTGGATCGGCCAATTGATCCAAAGATAATTCCCCTGACTTGTACAGATTATATCGCCCAACCCCCAGCATAGCCTTCTGCTGAGCAACAGGCAGATCCGGGAATGCTTCTTTCATCCCGCCCTGATAGAAAGAAATTGCCCTCGGCCCCCTACCGGTCCCGGTCCCCGCTGGAGGGATGATCCATTTACCATTCTTCTCATAACCCCTGGTAACCACAGGCTGGACAACGTCTTCCAATTCATCCAAATCAATCCCCAAACTCCTGTAAGAAACCGTCTTTGCCCTGAACATGCACCGGCAATTGGGATGTCTTGGCATAGGCGGATGTGGCTCCCCTTTCTTGTATAGGACCTCCCCCAACGGCAGGCACTGCAGGCAGACCCGATCATCGTTGACATTGGTCCAGATCTTGCCCTCCATGATGTCTTGGTTAGCTTGATATACCGCATCGAAAGCCTGGGCATTAGCGGTCTGGAAAAAGGTCCGGGTCAGAGTGGTAAGTTGGTGACGGCTGAAATCTGTAAAGGATTCAGACAGTTTATCCACAATCCTCTTATAACTTTGCCCGGTTAGCGCGCCTTCCCTTAGGACGTCTAATAATTCCCCTTGAATTCGGGCAGTAACTCCTTGATTTATAGCGTTTCTCATGACTTTGGGGATAAGGATACCCGCCGGGGGATTCCGCTTAAAAAACGCGGCAAATTGCTCGGGAGAAAGAGCAACGGTATTTACCATCTTTGATACACCTCCAACAGATAAACTCTCCCCCCACTCTTTCAAAGCCAGAGAACCGATCCTGCTGGTACTGGTTGTAAGGGCTTCCCCTAATTGCTGTTGAAGACCAAGAGATAAACGATCCAGTTCCTTCAAACTATTCTGAAAGTGTTTTCTGGTATAAGATCCTTCTTGCCCCAGTCCATCTGCAAACTTCTGCACAATAGAGGTCTTGGACTTCTCAACAATCCGTTGTAAGTCTTTCAATGCTGCAGCGTCATATTGTTCCAGCTTATAAGACCAAGCTATCGCCCGTGCAGCTCGGTAGAGATCTATTTGTTGGTCTGGATTCATACTTATACTCCTGTTTCTGTATTAGTTTGTTTAAAGCAGGACTGAGTAAAGCATGTCAAAAACCTCAGTCCTGCGTTGCCCGTTAACCTAACACCTGATTTACTTGTGCCCTCAATCGGGTAAAGGAGGAATCCAAATCATTCAACCAGGCGTCCACGGAGCCGGGACTACTTCCAAGTAGAACAAGGGGAATCATGAAAACCTTGTCCTTTGTTTCTATATTATACTGATTCGTACTGGATTTCATTAGATAAATCTTAAGTCGTTCCCAACATTTGATTCAGAGTATCCATCTGACCGAATCCAATATCCGGCCCTACCGATTCCCGTTGCAGCATCTCCATCACATCCTGCCACTCCAGATCCGGATCAATGGCGCCTCTTCGTTTCAACTCATTGAACAGAAGCTCCCGGGGGAGTACTCGTTTGTCAATCATCCTGGATAACAATCCTTCCCCATTATCCTGGACAGCACCCTCTACTTGAAGCAGGTCTTGTTCTTCTTCCGGGTCAAAATCAGGACCTAACAAACCTCTACGGGAAAGCTCCGCCCACAGAGTAGCCCTTGATAATTCCCCATCTTGCCGCAGTTTAACAAGATTATCATAATCTGCCTGGGAGATGGTAAGAGCGTAATCTGTATTCAGTTGAATGGAACCTGCTTTTTCCCCTGTACCTCCCATCCATATATCTGTAAGAACCAAACATTGTTCCAGGGCATCTTTGAGTTGAAACGCCCACGCCTGTAAAGTACTGGTTGCTCCGGCAGAGTCAATGGCGGTTCGAGTTGCAGTCTCATTTCCAGATCTCTTTGTCAGTAAGGGCTCATGAGAAAGCGCCGCCATCCGCTCTTCAAGCTTAACCAGAGACTCATCCCCAGCTTGGATAGCGTGCCCTTGGTGTTCCACATATTTCAACTCTGCGCCGTCATCCGTGCTGTGGAGCATATTGCTCGGACCAAAAGGCACGTCACTTCCTTCCTCATGGAATATCTTCTTCCCGAACAGAATTGGAAAGCGGGCATAATCTAAAATATGATCTTGGGTGGAGTTGGATTGATACCATCTGATATTCAGGATTGCCAGGTCGTATAAGGCGGGCTCTGCCGTCATGAATGATTTACGATTGGTGAAGATTGGAACAATAGGAATGGCGTCCCCAACCCCCATTTTATATTCCTTATAAAAGACTTCCGGGTTCTCCTGGTCTTTTGCCCGCAGGTACTCTTTACATATCCCGGGCTCATACACCCTCACCCTCTCTACCAGGGAAACCCCGTATTCTCCGTTTGGCTGCTCAATTATCTGTCTAACACGAATATGGGCCAGCCTGGGAATTCCTGCATCATTGATGATCCGCCAGCCGATGATCTCATAAGGTTTGATGTGGACCCAGTAAGGTCTCCGAGGGACCTTGGATTTCTTCTCATCTTCAAGAGTTTCTATGTCTGCTGCCGGGGGGAAATCCACCAAAATGAATGAGACCCCTTCTGACATGGAAGTTTCAAAGACATCCTTGCAAAACATGTCAATATTATTCCCCATGAAATCAATGTTCTCGTACCAAGGCATCCGATCCTCTGGGCCATCCACTACATCCACGGGTTTGGAAAACACTCTGCCCACCAACCCGGTAACGGCCCGACGAAATGCATTGTATAAGGTTGCTTGATTCAGCCTCTTCTCATACACGGCATCCTTCTCCATATCTTTCTGCGGCAGATAAATAGTGGTTTGACGGCGCAGTGCATCCACACCCTCCATAAGATCTCGGCACACTGCCCGCTTAAGCTCCATCCGAGTCCAAGCCGGAAGAGGAGTGAATACATCATCGTAGCCAGTTCCCAGACTCAGGGGCTCGATTCCATCTTCATAAAATTCAGTCATTGTTTGTTTCTCCTGTTAGCCCTATTTATTATGCAAAGTTCACTGACCAGACATTTGCATTCCTGGTCTGTCTTAATTTGTTAAACGCCCCTGCGCCAGAATCCACCTGATCTTTGTATGTTCCAAATGGGAAGTATTTATGCTCCTCAACGAAAGCGTGATTCCAGTCCGCCCTCATTAACAAGACATTTCCGTTATTCACCTGCACGCTGTATGGATCAGCCCGGTATACCTTGTCCCCAGTAGGACGATCCGCATAACAAGTATACCCGGACAAGTTCAAGATGGTGGCTTCTGCAGATTCCTTACCTCCTGATCCCGGTTCCTGTTCCTGATAAATTACAACCCCGGTCCCATCTGCTTCTGCTGTTGATCTGATAATTCTTTCCCGGATTTCAGTTGACCACTGCCCTCGTTTAACATCGAGAATTACGAACTTGCCGGAAGCCATCTTCGCCATCTTAGTTCCTACAGTATACGCGCCTTTCCCTTGGGAACCGGCTTTGTCCCAATACCGAACAGTCATTGTTATCTTGTTCTTAGGATCTTCTTTGACATCCGGTAGCCGGTCTATGTATTGGAAGTTGTCCACTTTGAACATCGCTCCGCCTGGAGGTGTTGGGTTCTGCCCTACCTGGCCCGCAAATCCATACTGCCCTAAGTCTGCTTCCATATTCTCCAGTACAGACCAGGGCATCCGTTTTGGGTCAAGTAAATCATCTTCATAGAACTCAACCAACTCAGGAGGATGTACTTTATCTTTATAATTTCTAATTTCCCCGGGTAAACAGATATGGAACACCCTATCTTTCTTCTTATCAATCAAATGCCCGGTTGGGTCCCCTTGATGTAATCTCTGCATAATAAGAATGGTTGGGACGACGGCTTTGTTGATTTTTCGTGTGCTAAGAGTATTATCAATCCAATGATTAGCTGATTTTAATTCAACTTCTGAAACTGCTTGGGTAGGATTCAACGGATCATCTACAAGTAAAATATGTCCATGAAATCCAGTTAATGTCCCACCTACTGATGTACTGTACCGATTCCCTCCCAACTCCCGGTTGATCTCATTGCCTTGTTCATCAAAGATTCGCTTCTCAATACGAAAGTTTGATTTGGTGTCTTTATCCCTTTTCATTACCAATTCTGGGAACAATCTGCGGAACTTCTGTCCTCTGATAAGATCCCTGGAATACTCGGCCAATTCCAGTGATAGCGCCCCAGAGTATGAGCTGGTGATAAAACGCATCCAATGCCAATTAATCCAGCACCATGCAGGAAACATAATTGAACAGGTTACAGATTTGGTTGTCCCAGGGGGGATATTAATAATAGGGTCAAATGGGTTTGGAATTTGGTTGGCTACTCTTTGGGCAACCGCCATCAGTTGGGAACATAGATAAGGAATGTGCCAATTCCAGGAAGGCGTGTCCGTCGATACTTGATCCCAGAATTCCTGCATAAAAAAGAACAGGGAGCGTCTGCACGCTTCTGCAGTGACGAAATCCGTATGTTTCATCGCTTGACGGAGTCTTGTATGTTTAGGCAGTTGCTGCAGCATAGAATTGACTCTCTATCTGTTGTAGTTCTAAGAATTCATGGGGATCTTGATTACCGGCCATCTTCCGGATTACTCTCAATTCCAAATCACTGAAATCCGACATATCTATCTGCTGGACAGTGTTATTGGTGGTATTATTACTGTTGCTATTGATTTGATTCCCGATGTTGAATTGATTGTAATTGATATTGGGCTTGTTCTCAGATTCCCCTTTGAAATGGTTTAACAGAGTTTTCACAGCATCCAGTTTGCTGTATAATTTTATATCTGTTGTATACGCCACAGGAATCTTCTGACCATTCTTTCTTGTGAACTTCGTATGGACTTTTAATTCCTGGATACACTTTCTGGTATCACTGGGAATATCTTCCAGGGCTTTCCAATCTCCATTCTCAGCTTTCAATTCCATTGGATCTATACACGCCATGTTATTCAGTTCTCGTAACAACTTATCTTCGGTTATTCCTATTCGGACCATTCTATCTTGGATTGCCTTTTTGATATGCTGTTGGACTGTTGGGCGGTTGAATATCTCTATTGCCTGCTGTTCCTGTTCCTTCATTTCCAACCGTATTGATACCATCCCGGTTCTTAGTGCAGCTCCCACAGGATCAAAATCAGTTAGATACTCTTGTGAGAATAGTAATTCTTTGATCTCCAATACTTCGGATGGTTGGGATGTGAGTGCAATTTTCTTGCCATTGATCCGGGTTCGTTTCATTGTTGTTTGCTTTCGTTTCATTCCTATGCCCTCAACTATTAATTCTGATACCCTGTATTTTATATTACTTATGAGAAAAAACCTAAAAATATTTTTTATTTTTTTTGCCTGTTTTTCATGGGTTTCTTATAACCTATTGATATTCTTATGAATCCTCTTAAAAATAAAAATAAAAAAAATAGTTTTAAACCCTTTAAAACCCTTTACTTTTCTATTTAATTCCTATATACTGTTTATAAGAAATCAGGAAGAGGGTCAGGGCGGATGGACCCAGCGAGTAAGCCCACTAAAAAGCACTTCCAACCAACCGAGGCAAACGAAAAACCATAGGCGCTCGGGCCGGTACCTCCCAGGTTCCTGGAACTGAAATAAATTCCAGGGCAGGGGAGGGCACACTTACCGGATAGGGGGAAGTTGATACTTTCTGGGACTCAGGTGAAAAACAGCGGATTAGCCTGATGGGAGCAAGCCAACCTTATATAAGCCAAGAAATTATTGTCTGACAGTTATTAACTATCACTGATGATGGCCCGTGGTAAGGGCCGAAACAATAAGGGGGAACAATCATGGCAACTAACAGAACTTATGGGGTAGAAATTGAATGTGCCTGTAAATTAACCCGGGCAGAATTAAGTCTTAAAATCCAGGAAGCATTTGTAATAGCTGGTATCGATCACATCTGTACCAGTACCTACTACCAACACAATACGGATGGAACTAATAAAACCAGATGGGAAGTTCAATCCGATGGTTCTATTAGAACCACTGGAAGCCACCAAAATCAAATTGAAGTAGTGTCTCCGGTTCTTAGTGGAATCGAGGGGCTTGCTTCTCTTAAAATAGTTTGTGATGTAGTTAATGAATATGGTAAAATCAATTCATCCTGCGGGCTGCACGTTCATCATGGGGTAAATTCTTGGGGAGAAGTTGAGAAAATAGCAGCTGTATTCAGTGAATATCAGGATGTCATTTATAAAGGGCTGCCTCCCAGCAGATCCACTGGACGCTATTCAAGAAAATGGTACGCTGGTTCTTTATCCAATCAAATCCGACGAGCCCGTCAAGATCGTTATACTGGGCTGAATCTTTGTTCATATGCCCTGCGGAAAACAATCGAGTTTAGATGTGCTGGTGGGTCTACTGAATATGAAAAAATTAGCAACTGGGTTCTTTTTACTCAGGGGTTGGTTGAGGCCGCTATTAACAATAATACGCAGCCAGTTGGTTCTGATATAGACGGCCTGGTTGAATTTGTAACAGCTGGTGTTGATTATTACCAATCAATCAGAGGTTGTCAAGCCTCTAAGAGGAGTAAGATTGCTCTTCAACTCAATAGATTGGTTGCTGCTGGTTGTTGGACACGGCCAGAACTGATTGAACACTTAGTTTCAGGCACTGGTTGCAAATTAGCCTCAGCGCAAACAATCGTTTCAGACTGCCTGAATGATAAATACAACCCCTTGAAAAGAAAAGTTGTTGTGATCGATGGGATTTACAAGTTCACTGATGATTCCAGAACCGCTGACGCTGATTATCAGCAAGCAGCAGCTTGGTTTAAAAGCAGGTACAATCACTTTCAGAATGCAGCATAAACCAGATGGCCCGGGAGACCGGGCCTTTCAATAGGAGGGATAATATGTATATCTTACTAATAGATGGGGCTTATCACGAAGGCAGTAGCAAAGAAATAATAGAAAGCATGGCAAGCAGAGATCATGAATCACAGAACCCAGATGAGTATATGCAACTTGTAAGAGGTAGAATTAAAGAAGCGCATGAGGTTGAAATCAACTTCATGAATGAAATGGGATTCCTAACGGAACTCAAACGGGTTGGATTAATTTACAGAATGGAGGTGTAAATATGATGTACTTCGCGTACGGATCAAATTTAAACTGGGAGCAGATGAAACAAAGATGCCCAGATTGTGTTGCAGTTACAAAAGCTACTTTAAAAGGATGGCAACTTCAATTCCGAGGGCCATTAGATATTGAACCTGATCCAGAATCTGAAGTCCATGGCGTTGTTTTTAGCATATCCAATCGTGACTTAAAAAATCTCGATAGATATGAAGGTTTTCCAAATCTTTACACCCGCAAAAAAGTGGTATTGATAAATAACAAAAAAAATCAATTAATTCAAGCCATAGTATACGTGATGACCAAAACGCGGAAAGGGGATGGGTTGGAATATCCTTCGAAAAAGTACCTGCAAGTGGTTTTGCAAGGAATGACCGATTTTGATATTACCGATGCTCCAATCTGGCGGGCAATAAACAGGGTAGACCGGCCCTATTTTAAAAGAAGGTATGTTGTAGGAAGATAATAGGAATAAAAGGAGGTTATATGATAGCAAAATGCCCCTGGTGTGAACGAATACACGAGACAAGCGTACCATGGACTGGCAATGGTATTCCTCGGATCTTTTGTCCGCACTGTCAATGGGTCAAAAATCACCGACCAGATATATACCGCAATTACCGAAAAAAACAACCCACCACTCATCTTCCATCCCATAAAATGAAAATGATGGGGAAGATGAAAAGAAAAAATATAACGAGAAATTGGAACTCATGGGCAGGCAGTGGAGAAAAAGTTTGCCCCCAAACCTCATCAATAAGGACATGTAAAATGAAATCATTTGAAACTCAGTCAATCAGAATTTGTATTTTCATTGCCGGGATCATAGCAGGATATGCCTGGTGCTGGAGTCAATTCAATTAATAAGGAGGGAGCATGAAAAGATTAACTGGAAGATACGGATCGCTTACAGCGGTCACTACATCTTTAAAAAAGATTGATGGTATTGATTACAGAATTGCAGGCGTTGACGGCGCGATAGTCCTGGCTTTTGATCATGTAAATGGGATCGTCATCAGCACCGGGTTCTACGAAATAGACGATTTTCTTCCTACAATTATCAAGGGGAAACAATACCCATCAGACTATCATGAAATGGTCATGGCAGAAATTGAACACCATGTCAAAAAAGACCAAAAAGATGATGATGCTGCTGACGCTTATAGCGAAAGGCTTCATCCATAAAAAGGAGAGAAACATGAGACACTTAACAGAGAACGGCCAATGGGCCGTTGAGCAAACAGGGCACGGTCATTGGGCGCCCCTCAGCTGGGAAGACTCCCGGCTAACCGCAAGCCCTTTTCCGTCAAGGCGCTTAGCGCATCGAACAGGCGCCCACACTTGCCCACGATGTGGCGGACAAGATTTTGAAGATAATACTCCCTGCGTCTGCTGTGGGGAGTAACAACCAAAACCATCAACAACCTGCTCTAAGCCTCACTGACGAGCCGTAGACGGCGAAACCCGGTACTGGAGGACACCGGGTCTGAGGATTTTAACCGATAAGAAAAAGGAGAACGGACATGTCTTATTATGACGGTGTTTATTGTGATGAATGCGGTTGGGAGGTTTGCGGTTGCTGTGGATGCTGCCGCAATCCCTGCTGTGAAAGATGCAACTGCCCCGACGTTGACACAAGTGATTGCGAATAACTAACCAACAAGAAAAGGAATAAAACCATGATGGAGCTTCCTACCAACGAGACCTTGATCTATAAGATCAACCAGACATTCGCCCGCAGCAAAAACGCCCCTGTTTACTTTGCTGCCCGAGTACTTCTTCAAACCACCAAAGCCGCTTATCTTTATGGTCATGGAACCCTGGAAACCAGGCAATTCGGAGTCTGCTGCGCGTGTGGACGAAAACTCACCCATCCGGTTTCCATTGCCCTGGGAGTTGGGCCGGAATGCGGAGGGCATTTTCATAACTGGGATCTGATAGGGGGTTACAGTAAGGAAAATGCCGACGCCATTACTAAAGCCGTCAAGCAGAACATGAAAGTCGACGGCTGGTTTCCTAAGTCTATTATCAAGGAAACCATTGAATCCAAAGAGCAGATCCCGCTCCCGGCAGACCATCCCATGCTGAAGAAACCTGAGAAAAAGGAACAAGTCAAGAAAGCATCCCAGGTCATTTATCAGGGTACCAACCGCCCTGCAATCAAGATTGAATTCCCTTTTAACCCCGAAATCCTGAACAAGGTAAAACTGATACCAGGTAGACGCTTTCATAACGAAGGATACAATTCTAAATATTGGACAGCCCCCTTGTCCGTGGATGCCGTTGAGCAACTTCAGGATATAGGATTTCAGATGGACCCAGCCCTGATTGAATACCTAAAGAAATCAAAAATACACGTGGATGATATGCCGGAAATTGATATCCCGGGGCTGGGTATGGAATTATTCCCATACCAGAAAAAGGGGGTGGCCTTCATCGAAGCTAAGGACGGTCGAGCATTGGTTGGTGATGAAATGGGGTTGGGGAAAACCGCACAGTCCTTGGCGTGGCTTCAGTTGCATCCTGAGAAACGCCCGGCGGTCATTGTTGTACCTGCCAGTCTAAAATTAAATTGGGATCGGGAATGCTCAATGTGGATGGACAATCCAAAAGTCCAGATCCTATCCGGGAAGAAGGGCGGATCTGTTCCTCTTGTAGGGGAGGTTATCATTATCAATTATGATGTGCTTGCCAACAAATACAAAAAGGTATTAGACAAAAAAACCGGCAAGGAGAGACTGGTGGAGCAGAAACGAACAGGTTGGGTCGATTTTCTGAAAGACATCAATCCTCAAGTCGTAGTATTTGATGAAATTCACAAAGCTAAAAATCGGAATTCATACAGGACAAAAGCAGCGATATCATTGATAAAAAACATTCCGCATATCATAGGATTATCCGGGACCCCTATCGAAAACAGGCCAGCTGAAATATATAATGCTGTCCATATGATTGATCCAGGGGTCGCTGGTACGTGGTCTGCGTTTGGCAAACGATACTGCAATGGGCATCATAATGGATTCGGATGGGATTTCACCGGGGCTTCCAATGTCGCAGAACTCCATAAGAAGCTAACCAACACCATTATGATCCGACGGAAGAAAGCAGACGTATTGAAAGACCTACCGGCGAAAGTCAGATCCTTTGTCCCTATGGAAATCAATAACTGGAAAACATATAACAAGGCTGAAGCTGATTTCATCTCCTGGGTCAGACATGAAAAGGGATTGGCGGCCGCTGATAAAGCCAGTAAAGCCAAAGCCCTGGCAAAGATCTCTGCCCTCAAGCAGCTCGCAGCTAAAGGGAAGATGACTCAAGCTATTGATTGGATCAAGGATCACCTGGATACCAATGGCAAACTGGTTGTCTTTGCTGTTCACAAGAAGCCCATTGACCGGCTGATGAATGAACTGGCTGACTACAACCCTGTCAAAGTAGATGGATCAGTTAGTCAAGAAAACAGACAGGTCGCAGTGGATGCTTTTCAGAACGATCCCAGATGTCGAGTGTTTGTGGGAAACATAAATGCAGCAGGAGTTGGGCTCACCCTAACCGCAGCCAGCTCGGTAGCATTTGCAGAAGTTGCATGGGCGCCTGGGGAGCATGATCAGGCAGAAGACAGAATTCATCGGATCGGACAGACAGCGGATTCCGTTAATGCTTACTATCTGCTGGCAGCCGGAACCATTGAAGAAACCCTGGCAAGACTGATAGATAGCAAACGAAAAGTTATAGATCAGGTGTTGGATGGAGTGGAGACTGATTCCAAGAACATGCTTGGGGAACTGATGGAACAATATTATACAACATAAGGGGGAAGAACATGAAAAATAAAAGGAAAAAAGAAGATATATACAAAGAAGACCAATTCGGACAACTTCTGTATGTAGCACGTAGGGCAATATACCATTGGTTAGGGGAGCAATATGTAACCCTATATGGTTCCAAAACAAAAGTCAAATGGGATTCGGCTTCTGCAATGTATCTGATATTAAAAGCGTAATAAAACCAAACGCCCGGTCAAAAATGGCCGGGCATAACCAAAATAAGGAGAACTAAGATGACCATGGATGAAAAGTTGAACGAACTGAAGAACACCGCCAAGAGATATGAAACGAAAGCAATTGAAGAGCTCGGAAGCATAGACTTCCATTTTCAAGTACCTAACTTCGGCTCGCCTATGATGATGATCTCTTCTATTCTTATTAAGATGTGCGAATTCGCCTCTGGAATGGAAGAATTTAATGCAAGAAAAAAGGCAGAAGATAAATCCCATGCGAAAGCCAATTACTTTGAAGCTTGCCAACATATGTGGGGGGTTTGGAATAGTTGGAATGCTGTGATTGGGTCCGTTCTATCCCACAATGATCCAGAGATGCTCTATGCTTTTAATAAGATAATATCAGAATTCTGGGAACAACAAATTATACCCCCTTTGAAAAAAGATGGAAGGAACTAATATGAAAGATATGGGATTAATCAGAAAAATAGCTTGGTCTTTTCACAGAACCACAGGCTTGCCGGTGGATGATTTGATTGGAGAAGCCGCTCTTGCTTACTCTATAGAACTGCCAAAATACGACTCAAACCAATGTAAGATAGCAACATTCATGTACCCTCGAATCCGGTGCCACTTGATTGATTATTGTAAAAGCCAACGAAAACACCAACATGACAACCTGTTAGATGATCTGGAAGATACACAAACTGAGCCAGATACGGTTTCAGCTTCCCAAGAGGACCGAACATTGTTTAAATACCTCCTGAAAGATGGATCGGAAGAATTAAAATATTTAACTTGGGTTATATTCCAATCACCTGGGGAATTCCTGGGGTACGGGGGAAAAGGGAGAATAACCAGTAAACTTAGAGAACATGGCTGGACCTGGACGCAAATCTGGAGGACCTTTACTGAAGTAAAGGATTTACTGAAAGAAACAACCTGAAATTAGTATAATAGAATAAAGGAGAGGGAAAAATGATCAGAACCAAGATTAAACCGAAAAAACCAAAACTCCCCAGCGGGAGGATGGGAGGGCACATGCCAAATCCTCCAGAGGATTGTATTTCACCGAGAATTGAAATACACGTAGCGGATGGAAGAAAATATGTTAATACAGTTTTCTGCCGTGATTGCAAAAAAGAGAAGCGCTGTCAACGACGAAAGGAATTTATCCAAGAATGGAAAACATACCGAGCATGGTTGAAAAATGAATATACAACCCGTCCTTGATCAACTTCACATACCTTATCAGACTGAGGGGCACAAACACTGCCGTCCCGGGTGGGCAAATACCGCTTGCTGTTACTGTACAGGAAACCCCGGGCTTCATCTCGGGATTTCTCTGGATGGAAGAACAGCCCGGTGCTGGCGGTGTGGCAAGCATCCAATCTTCAAAACCCTTGCCAAATTAAGCAATACCCCAGAATCCCAGGTTCGAGCACTATCCCGTAAGTATGTCGGCATGAAACCCGCTACCCCAGCAGCCAAGGTGTCTATCCGGAGAAAAGCCTTTAAATTTCCCTCGGGGACTGGCGGGGTATTGCGTCAACATAAAACATACCTTACAAATAGATTCTTTCCAGTAAATTCTTTGGTACAGACCTGGGGAATAATAGGAACGGGACCACTGGCTAAACTTGGGGAAATCGACTACAAATGGCGCGTTCTGGCACCTATTATCTGGGAAGGAAGAGTGGTCTCTTTTCAGGGCAGGTCAATCTCAGATAAAGTAGAACCAAAATACAAAGCCTGCCCCCTGGATCGAGAATTGATTTGTCACCAGCATATCTTGTACTGCCATCCGGAATGCGATTGGTCAAAACCCGTTGTGATTGTTGAAGGAATCACGGATGTTTGGAGACTGGGAAAACAAGCAGTTGGAGTATTCGGAATCGAGTACCTTCCTCAACAAGTCCGGGCAATCTGTAGAAAGAAGAGGAGCGTGGCAGATCGAAGAATAATTGTCCTGTTCGATGATGATCCACAGGCGATTATCAAAGGCCGGGAACTGGTAGCAGATCTGAACTTCCGTGGAATGGAAGCCAGACAGGAAATAATAGAGGGCGACCCCGGAGCAATGGCCCCGCAGGAAGCCAATGAAATGATGATTAAATTTATGGAGGAATGAAAGATGCCAACTTTCAATATCAATGAAACCGTCAAAGTGAAACTGACTGAAAAAGGGCGATTGATTATGAAGCAACAATTTGAGAGGTTAAGAAAAGACTATCCTCAAATCGGACATTGGACAGGGGTCCCGGTTGATAAAGAGGGCTGCACCGCATTTCAACTTTGGGCCTTGATGAGCCTATTTGGGCCTGAAATGTATAATGGAAATACGGAACTACCTTTTGACGCTGATATAATTATAGGAAAGTGAAATATGAAAAGACTTCTGATTGTAATGTTAATTGCGGTTTGCTTTGCTGGAATCAGTATAGCAGAAGAATCAAAAACTAAAGAAATAACCATGGATGATTGTAAGCTGTTATCTGAATTGGCTGGACAGATTATGGATTCCCGTCAGAAAAACATCCCAATGACCAATGTGGTTAATATCTTCCCGGCGGGTTCGCCTTGGATTGAAATTGTAATCAAGGCATATGAAAAACCCAGGATGTCCGTGGAAGAGAACCAGCAAAATATGATCCAGGATTTTCAAAATCAGTTTTACCTTGATTGTGTAAAGGCGGTGATACATGAGCAATGAAACCATCAAAGACATACTGATGCGTCGGGATGGTATGACAGAAGAAGAAGCCCTGGCGTTGATCGTAGATGCAAAAGCAGCGTGGGAAGAATATATTTACGAAGACGATTTGGAATCAGCCTTCTATGTCTGCCAAGAATTTTTCGGATTAGAACCGGATTATATTGATAAGCTCATATATTGATAAGCTCATATAATAATTGAGGATAATAATTCTTTATTTTTATTTTAAAATAATATATATTATAGAAATCCAGGGGTGCGGTCTGGCCGGACCGTTAAAAAAGGGGGGATGCTACCACATTCCCCCAAACCTCTTATTTTTAACCATGGTAGTGGTTTCTTTAAGTAAGCATCGAAATCACCTCCAAGCAATTGCGAGGTACTATTTATGAGAATGCGGTCTGTATATCCAAAAGTCCTTTGTCAGAAACACCTGTGCTGGGAACATTGTGAGGCACACGAGTTCATCGGAACTATCCAAAAAAAAAGATCCATCCGAGACTATATCAAGAAAGGCCGTGTGAATCCGGCTGGAATAATTGCCAGACATAATCAGCTGACAAATGAAATGATCAGTAGTGGAATGAATCACAAATCCCCGATCCCCATTAACAAACTCCCTCATGAACATTCCATTGCCGTTAAACATAATCTAAATGAGTTGAAACGTCACTGCTCCAGATGCCGGGCCAGAATCATAAAAGAGGTGGGATGATGATGAAACGGACAAAACAAACAGTCAGAGCGAGAGTAGAGAAACCAACGCATACACATATTCAAGTTAATATCCAAAAACAACGACAACTATCCCAAATATTTTCATCCTCTGGGTGGTTATCAGTAAACCGTGGAATGATGAAGACGTACGGGGCTTTATGTGCCCTCTTTATGTCCCAGGTTATCGATTCTTTTGAATACCATGCAAGCCGAGACCAACTTCAATCAGATGGGTCTTTCTTTATGAAGACCGCTGTTATTGCGGCCACGCTTGGAATGAGTGAACACCAAGTGCGGCGTTGTAAAATGAAAATGAAAGAAGCGGGAATAATAACCACAATGATGAAAGGAGTTCCGCCTAAAGAATTCTATTTTCTTGATATGGGTATAGTGCTTCAGAGTGTCTATAGGATTAATCCTAAAGAAATTGGAGGATTAACCCTTAAAGAATTAGAGGAATATATAAAAGATCTAAAAGATAAAAGACCTGATACTAATAAAGAAAATATTCTTGGACTCACTCCAAAGAAAAGTCAATTCGAGGAAGTTCTTGATCTCTTTCCACAAGAATGGAAGAAAGATAAATCTTTCCAAGAATCCATAAGGGATTTCATCCAGCATAGAAAAGAGAAAGGTTCCAAATTAACCAAGTTAGCGGCATCCAAGCTAGCTAAAAAGCTAACCAAACATCCTATCCAGATAGCAATACAAGCGTTGGAACTGTCCATGGAAAATGGCTGGCAGGGCATTTTCCCAGAAGCAGTTTCTAAAGGTTCCGCCAAGAAATCAGGCAACACCAGTTTCGGGACCATGAACATAGAATCCTATGAAGGCAAGGATGTTGTTTATCCCGGTGGGGAAATATATGATCCAGAAGGAGACCAGGAATGAATCTCAAAAACCAAATCATTGTGGTCCTGTTGATCTTCTCCTTTGCTTCCCAGGTTTGGGCTTTCTATTTACTGTATCAAAATAAAAACTTAAAGGAATATGCGGTACAGCAGTATAATAAAGGGTATACAAAATATTTGATTCAGTTTTGGGTCCCTCCATACGAAGTGATAAAAGGGCCAGCAATCAAATATCGTAACCCCAAACTAAAGGAGAAATTCAGAGGATGAAAACCTGTCCTGGGTGTAATCAGCAGATTCCGGATAATCGAGAACTTTGTCGAAAGTGTCAACGGCAGCAAAAATGGGAAATGCGCAAATGGCAAGAAGCTCTTTTAATCTTCCCTCCAAGAATTGTAAAAACTCTGACCATCCTGGAATCTAAAATCAAACTGGATGAAAAGGATCTGAAAAGCGGATCAGTGTTATTT